AATTAACGCATCACCACGCAACGCACGTTCTAAATTAAACGGTATTCTTTCCATTTCTGTTCCCCAAAATAAAAAAACCCCTAGGTTTGGATTCTTGCCAGTGGCGTTTTTTGGTCAAGGGGAGTGAACAAAAAATTCTAGCAAAAACCCAAGCCTAGAGGCTTGTCCCCAAAATCCGCGCCAACGGACAATTGATATTACCACACTTTTATAAAACTTCGCTGATTTTTTTCAACTCCTCTGCTTTTTGTTTCGCCTCTGCTGGTGTTTTCCAATGCCCTATTATTTTCATTCCTTCCCACAGCGTGTATTTATCTCCATTGTCGTGCAGCGTTTTTGCTATGTGGTAAATCCCGCAATCACTTTTAATGCTGTACTCACTTGATTTTAACCATTTCAAATCCATGCCAACCCCTCTGTCATATCTTCCCCGATAAATTGCATCGAGTCTATTTCATATTCGTAACCAACTTGTTTGTATTGCACCTCACCATTTCTCTGCTTGTATAAAAACACATACCCATCCTTATCTTGGTCGGCGTACTCATGTTTAAAATCAGCAAATACAGCAACCACGTTGTGTGACATAGCCGCAATTTTCCCAGAACCAGCAATATCGTTTTTTGTTGGCGGCTTCCCTTCTTGCAATTTTCGAGGGTGTGCGACAAGATGTAAATGTGATTTTGTGCGCTTTGCAAAACTCATTATCCGCGTCATTGCCATTCTCTGTTTTTCCATAAACCCGTTGCCATCTTCCGGCACATCCGTAGTCATCAAAGAATCGATGACAAACTGATCTACCCCATACCTTTTTGATGCATATTCAAAAACCTCAAGAAGCCGATCAAGGCCCGCATACCCAAAATGATCAAAAATATACAGTTTCCCACTTAGCCATTTAATCACGTTTTTTAATTCCTCTTGCGATGGGCTTTTATTCCTGCAAATTTGACGAGCATAACGTTTTAATAATTTAGAAGGATTCATTTCGCCAGAAAATACTGCCACTTTGTGTCCTGCGTCCATCCAAGCAACCGATTGATAACCAACAAATGCAGATTTTCCGTGCCCGTTTTCGCCAGTCCAAGTGGTTATTTCTGATGGTCTGAACCTTAAAAAATCCATTGGGTAGCCAAGAAAAAATGAAACTCCATTTTCCTTTTCGTCCAATGGGTAGAACTCTTCGATCAGTTCGTTTTCATAGCTTTTTGGGTCTTTTAATTCAGCAGGGTCATACGTCTTAGCATTTGATAGCTCTTCTAAAACTTCATCAAGACCCCCTTTTAAGAAAGTGTCGTTTGAATCTTTCTCTTTTGAAACAACGTACTTAATCCTTGCGTCACCCAATCTTCTTCCAACTTCTTTTACATGCTTTTGCCCAACTTCATCACTGTCAAACCAAAGGGTTATTTCTGAGAATTGTTCCAAGCGTTCATAGTCGTTTTCTATCCATTGGTGCGACCCTGCGCCTTGGTTAACCGATAACGCGGCAACCCCGCATTGGGCCAAAACCATGCAATCAAATTCCCCTTCGCAGATCACTACTTGTCGGCAATTAGGGTCAATCAAATGCCACCCGAACAGGCATGGCTCACATCCCGCAGCTTGTTGCATGTCCTTTTTGTCTGCAATGTTGCGATACTTGATGTTGATTGTTTCCCCGTCACGGATAAACGGCATGGCAATATAAGTTTTGCCGCCCTGCTTCATTTCTGCAATTTTGAATTTTGAGGCAGTTTCCTGATTTATCCCCCTTGCCTCTAAAAAGCCATGTACTGCGTCCGTTGCCTTGGTTAATGTGTTGGGCTTAACAGGTCTCTTGTAATCGGTTCTAGGGGTCTTAAAACGGTTTTTAGAGGCTATCCCAAACCTTTGGCAAACCTCCTCCATTGCTTTTGAAAGATTTATGCCTTTTGTGGCGCAAATCAAATCAAGTAAATCGCCCGTTTCTCCGCTTGCAAAATCTGCCCAAATTCCTTTTTTTGAACCAGCGATACATACCGCCAAACTTTGACCGGCTTCACCGTCAACGCTTCCAGCTCTCCATTCCTTTCCTTGTTTTTTTCCATTCGGCAAAAGCCACTGGCAAACTTCGGTGGCTTGGTCTGCCAAGTAGATCGACATTTCTTTAGCGTTCATCGTGTATACCCGCACCCTTCGGCATAAGCCTTAGCTTTCAATTGCTTCATTTCTTCGCGTGTCATTTCTTTCCCGCGGTAGACAATTTTTGTTAAATCAGCTTGTTTTTCAACCGGTGTGGCAAAACCTTCCCACCGTGCTTGGTTGATGTACGTGAGCGTTGATGGCTCAAACCCAGTCTTCCAGCTTTCTGTTTTTTTCATTGCTCGGACATGGGCAATGATATTGCCTGCAATTTCATCAAGATTTTTCTTTTCCCATTTTTGCCTGCATTGTGTCTTTGCAATCCGTCTGCTTGTTGCCGGGTACTCATTCCAAAATTCATCAAAAAACACAGCCGAAGGCGTTGGTTTTTCTTTGTTATTTTCTTTTATATCTGTAGTACTGGTATCAGGATTCAGGATTAAGGAATCAGGAATCAGGAAGAGGGAATCAGCCGGATGAGTACCGTTCTCATCACGATTTGATCGGGATTTATCGCGATTAATCGCGAGTCCTTTTAAATCAATATCTTGCATAAGTTCCTTACTGAAATCAGGAATTTCAGTTCCTTTTTCCTTCTCGTTTTTGTGAGGGTTTTGGTGCTTCTTAAACTCAGGTATATTTAGGTATGTTCGACCTGCTACCGAATAAAACCGAATCAATCCAGAGTTATCCAGATTAATCGCGAGTTTTTCTAAATCGCACTCATCGAACGGTAAAAGCTTGACTTTTAACGTTCTAGGCTTCCACTCAATGTTGCCGTTGAAATCCGCCTCGGTCCAAAGTCCAATGAATAGCAAACGCCCAAGCGGGCAATTATCTGCCACTTGTTCATTAGTGAAAAATGAAGGTTTTATGTTTCTTGAGCGCGCCATGCTATTCCCCGCTTTTGCTTTCTTTTGCATCCAGTTTCATTTGCTTCTCAAAATACTCCGACAACTTTTCCAGCGACTCTACGTTGCAATTTTTCCCAAGAGACACACGCTTGATTGTTTGCCTAGGTACGCCTGTTGACTTTGAAATTACTATGTGCCTACGGTCCTGCAACAATTCACAAATCTGTCTAATTTTTAACATTTGAAATCCTTCTTTTGTTGACAACAAAAGAAATTTAGATCATTATTTTGCTTGTGTCAATAAATTTAAAAGGTAAAAAATACGCGCTAGCTTTTTACGCTTGTTGACGTTTTCTCAAAAATGCTGCACAATTTGTTTTGTCTGTCGTGGAAGGCGGGCGTAACTAACCCAAAGAATGCAATACCCCGTATGTTTTGGTAGGGGCTTTGGCACTCAAGTAATGTTATTCATTGGGTTGAATATTGCTTGCTTTCCACAGCCAAAGTTCCCACCAAAGTATGCGGGGTTTTTCTTTGGCGAAGATGAATTAAGCAGATGGAAACCCTAAAGGTTTCTTAACAGCTTTTAGGCTTTCTTTTTGCTTTTTTCTTTTTTGCGCTTTCCTGAATAGACAGGGTTACTTCTCAATAATGTGTGGGGGGTAAGGGGGGATTTGTAATTTCTTCTGTTTTTCCTTTTTCTTTCAGGGAATTATTCTTTAATATCATTGAGGTAGTTATGTCAGAAATTGAAAAGGTTACGGATTGGATTGATGCGGCAAAGCACACCAAAAGCACGCGCAACACGGCCAATTACTTAGCGTTTGTGCTATGATTTATGTGCGGATAGGACGGCCATCCGAAAGCAAGAGTGAACCACTTGTTTCCGCACCCTTCTGGTTCTCTGCATGTGAGGTTTAACATGATAAGACGGCAAGTTGGCGACATTGTAAGTGGCGCACAAATAGTAAAACGACTAAATGGCGATTATCGAGGCTTCAGGCGCTTTGCCATGAAATGTCATTGCGGAAATTTCTTTTCAACACATTCTGGCAAGTTTTCATTTAAATACAAATTAGGAAAAATGTCTTGCGGCTGTGAACTGTATGCGTTTGCAAAAAAACGCGGATTCAATGGCAAACATACTTTTATTCATAATTTGAGCCATACTAGCGAATATGCAACTTGGTACAAAATGGTTTACAGATGAACTAACCCAAAAAGCTGCGACTGGAATTATTACGGAGGCAGAGGTATAAAGGTTTGTGAAAGATGGCTTGATTTCCTTAATTTTTATGAAGATATGGGCAATAAGCCAACTTCTAAACATCAAATTGACCAAATAGACAATAACAAAGGCTACAGTAAGGAAAATTGTAGATGGGTTACAGCAAAAGACAATATGCAAAATACTAGACTTCAAGAGCCAAACGTAATTTTTGAAAAAAATTTTTTAAGCATTAAACAATGGGCTGAAAAATTTAACATTCATCCAGACACTATCAGGTGGCGCTTAAAACATTGGGGGACATTAGAAAAAGGAAAGCCCTGTCAATATTTTAAAAAATTACCAAGGAAACAAAATGAACTTTAACGAATATCAAACAGCAGTAGTACGAACATTAAAACGTGGTGATAACGAACGATTTGACTTAAACCACATGGCTTTAGGTGTGGCAGGAGAGTCAGGGGAGTTGGTAGACTGCATTAAAAAACACACTGTCTACGGCAAAGTGCTAGACAAAGAAAACCTAGCTGAAGAAATTGGTGACTCGCTTTGGTACTTGTCAAATATTTGCAACTTGATGGGGTGGGATTTGGCTGCAATTGCTGAAAAAAACATTGTTAAGCTGCATGCACGCTACCCCGAAAAATACACAGACGAACTCGCAAGTGTAAGGCTAGATAAATGACTTGTAAATCAACTAGGAGAAATTAGCTCAGTTTATTCAAACTTCCTGAATTTCAATGCCGTGAACTTGTAACATTAGTTTACGTTTTATTACATAATCGGGGGTTCTTACCCCCTTGCTATCTTCCACAACATCCTTTCCATCTGGCAGCGTGTAAACAAAATCGGCAATGTAATTCACGGCACGCTCTGTCCCCCCACTTGGCTTTTTTTGTTTTGGTAGTAGCTCAAATTTTACTTGCGTTTGCAGATTGCTAATTTGCCCTGCTTTCTCTAATATCTGTAACTCTGTAAAACGTTTGTGTTCGCGCTTGCTGTCAAACTTTTTGCCTGCAACAAACACTTTTACGTTACGATATTTTGGGCGCTTGATCATTATGATAATAGCCTCTGTATTGTTATAGCCAAAGCATCGACCTCATCAAGCTTGTACACGCGCCAAATGTCTTTTGTGCCGTGCCATGAGCCATGACAGGCCTTGCACAACGCCACTGTCGTATAGTGTTGCTGCTGTTTTATGTGGTGCGCTTCACAGCCTCCTGAAGCATCACAAACTGAGCAGGGTAGCGCTTTGACCTTGCCCATGTGTTCGCGCTCTGCTGCTGTGATTTTTTTGTGGTTTTTGCTATGCATAATGCGACTCTGAAAAAATAACTCCTTGTTCGGCACCAAAAGCAAAAATCCAGTCAATCAAACTTGCGCACTGTTTCTTGGAAAGCTTTGATGTCCGCTCAAAAATCACGTCAAAACCATTCCCGTCAAGCGCGGGAACTAGCATTGGTTGCTCGCCTGATTCACGTAACCATGCTGCCATACACAACCGTTTCCAGACTTCCAACGATAGCTTTTGCCCGTGCCATGTTGCTTGTTTTGCAAGATCGTTTAGAATTGCATGTAATAGCCGATTCTCTGCACCTGTTCGCTTCGGCTCATCAATTACCACGGTGTAACCGTCCGGCGCGTCTTTGACTGCATGTATAGCCCCTTCGCGGGCGTTAGCGTGCGCCAAAACAAAATAGCGCTTTGTCATTGTGAGTTTTTTAACTTGTTGTAAACCGCTTCAATCCGGTCGTGCATATCCTTTTTTGTTGCCGGTTTTCGGCCCGTTTCGTGCGCTTTAAATATGTGATGAAGCGTACTCTGTGCGCACGGCACCAGTTTTGCTAAGTAGTAACGACTGTAGCCACCTTGCTCCACTAGCTCTTTTAACATTTGTCCTGCTGTCATGTAAAACCTCCTTTGCGGCAATGGTAGCAGGTAAATTAAATTACTTCAATCAACGCAAGTAGTGCTTGCATTTGCGCAAGTAATATGCGATACTTGTTCATCGGTTGAAATTCAAAGGGGGAAAAAATGGAAACAACGTTAGTAAAATGGGACGACAAAGAAATAGAAGTCGAATATGAAATGGACAACGGCGAAAAGGAAACAGCCGATTGCCCGGGCATAGAGCCACACGCTGAAATTCACTCTATCAAGTATCAAGGTTTGGAGTTGATTGATCTGATATCTCAGTCATCGTTGGAATTTTTTGAAGCCTCGGTTTACTGGCATGTTAACAATTAAGGGGTTTTGGATGAGCGACCAGAAGAAAATAGAACTTGCAGAAAAGCTGCTGGAGCTTTTCTTGCTTTCCGCGCCAGCTGAGTAACTTGGGAAACTGGCAAACAAAATTTTAATGGAAAACTTAGCATGAGCATTTACGCAAAATTAGCAAAAGCACGGATTGACTTTCATGCTCTTGATCTTAAAAAGTCAGGCCTGAATAAGTTTGCAGGATATAAATATTTTGAATTGTCCGATTTTGTAATACCGGCACTTAACGTTTTTCAAAGTAATGGGCTTTTGGGATTTGTTTCGTTTAACAAAGAAATTGCAACGCTAAGAATAGTTGAAACAGAAGGCAGTGGAGTAATTGAAATAACCAGCCCAATGTCATCGGCTGCGTTAAAAGGCGCTCACGAAATTCAAAATTTAGGGGCGGTCCAAACTTATTTGAGGCGCTACTTATGGGTTGCAGCTTTGGAAATAGTCGAGCATGATGCTGTGGATTCATCCGATGGTGCCTCAAAAGAAGTGAAGGGTAAAGGAGTTATAAAGCCTACTGACGGCGCAAAAGATGGACTCTCTAAAGAAGTTTTACGGCAAATAGAATTACTTGCTAAGTTAATTACTTCAGAGTTTTACGAAGGGGTTGACGATACCGCTTATCAACTGTGGATTGAGCGCGACTTTAAAGATGTTGATGAAAGCACAGCCCTATGGGGGATGCTGGATTCAAAAGTGAGAAGTTTTATTAAATCAAAAAAGGAAAAAGATAATGTCTAATTACGATAATAATAATCGTGGAGTCCTCTTCAAAAACGACAAAAAAGACAGTGAATCGCAACCAGATTATAAAGGCAGCATCAACGCGGATGGATTCGATTTTTGGTTAAGCGCTTGGGTCAAAACAGATAAAACCGGCAAAAAATACATGAGTTTGTCGATTAGTCCAAAAGAACAGCCACAAAAAGCAGTTGCTCAAAATAAACAACAACAAAAAACTGTTCAAGAAATGGATTCGGATATTCCTTTTTGATCATATTTAAAATATTACATCATGACACTATCAACAGAATATTTTGAAAGACAGCTCAACTCATTGCCTGATGAATTCACCATTTTTGAGTATGCTCAACGAAAAGGCAAAGGGTCTCGACAATTGGTTAAGAAAATTGTTTTGATGGAAGCAAATAACCAGATTGAAAAGGTCGGATTTGTCAAAAACAAATACGGTGCAAAAATTAACAAATATCGTTTTGTAAACGGATTTAAGGAAATTTAATAATGAAATCAAAACCATTAACTGATATTGAAATGTTTGATCTTTTACAGATTTTATATCCTGACACTTTTCAAGATGATGATGAAGGATGGGAAAAAGCAATGGATTTTGTTGAAAACCTTTCAGGTGTTGATAATATCGCGGATTTACTCGGAAGAGTAGTAATGTGTACCATGCCTTTGCAAAGCACGATAAACGGTGAATTACATCACGCATTAGGGAAAATAACTTTGTTTAACAACTCGTCAAATATGTGTGCAGTAGTTAAAAGGAATTGTAACAAATGAAACTATTTAACTTAGAACGTGCTTTGGCTGGTAACCCTGTAGTGACTAGATCTGGTCTTGAAATCATTAGAGTTATACATGTCCCAGAGGCAATACTGTTAAATGAACGTGTAATTTGTGTAACTTTTGATGGGTATCTTTTGTTTCGCACAGAGTTAGGCGAACGATACGAAAATGACCAACACGAGTATGACCTTTTCATGGCCCCGATTAAAAAGACTTGGTATTTCAATTTTTACGAAGCAAGAAGCCTAGGTTTCCCTACTTTTAAAGAAGCAATTGAAAGCGCCCATGCTCTATATGGCCCCTGCTTAAGAACTGCGGTACCAATGGAGGTTGAGTTATGAGAAAAACTAAAGAAAAAATTTTAGCAAACGAATCTATTGACCTGCGTTTTAATGTTGAGCAGGGCACAAATGTTATTTTTATTCGGAAGGGCTGTTACTACAAAATAGGCGGTGCTATTCAAGACGTGGTATCTGGGTTGGATATTATCGAAACCGTGCAGGTCGTGTGGTGCCCGGTGTCTCAAAAGTGGGTGGAGCTATGACCCCTAAACCGCTAACTGAAGGTGAAATGTTTGACCTTTTGCGGGTCGCGTACCCTGAAAAATTCAAAGGCGAAACTTTTGAATGCGTCTTGGGTTTTGCGCAGGGTATTTCAGGATTTGAGGATATTGCGGAGTTACTCGGGAGGGTAATCATGTGTACTATTCCGTGGCCGACCTATTTTGGGGATATGCCTACCCATTCTCTAGGCGAGGTAAAAATTGAGGGTAAAACCGCGATGATCGACCCCGCCGTCACTCGAGAGGTGGACTGGTGACCTTTCACCTAGGCGTTCCTTATGCGCTTTTGATGACTTTCGTTGCCGTATTTGCGGGTGCGCCGGGCGTGTTGCCCGCGGCCTTTATGTGGATGATTATTTTAGTAGGGGAAGAAAATGAACGAAAAAGAAAGAGAAGCTTTTGAAATAGCCTATAACAACTCACAAAATGAGTTTATCGTTATGCGCGCAGATTTTAGAAAAGGTTGGGATGCAGCGCTAGAGCACGCACGTAGCGGGGAGGCTGTTGCTATCACTACGGTGGCACAAATTGAAGCAATGAAAAACGGGCATTCGTGGACCATAATTGCACGAGACCCAAACTTTGTACGGTTCCCGAAGGATGATGATGTAAAGCTATTTACCCGCAGCCAGCCAGATTTCGCCCGGAACGAGGAGCCGATCTACATTGTTGGTAAAGGGTGGCAATGCGATTCAATGCCGCCTGATGGTACTAAGTTGTTCATTTACTACCAGCATTCGCCGGTTGAGAATGAGAATAAATGGCAACCAATCAAAACAGCTCCAAAAGATGGAACATGGGTTCTAGTTTGGTCTAAACACTGGTCTGAATACGAAGATATTGATGAAGATGATCAAATCCGGCCCATATCAGCGCAATGGACTACTGAAAATCTATTTTCAGGGGGTGAAAAAACTGGACGTTGGCAATTTGCCAGATTTGACGGTGGTTATCTTGGGCAATTAAGAAGGAAACCGCCAACGCACTGGATGCCGCTGCCTAAACCACCACAAGGGTAAGAAAATGAGTGAAATAGAACAAAAGCTACTTATTGCATTTGATAATTTGATATCAGCTTGTGAATTGCCCGGAGAGCATTGCGAAGTCCAAGACGCTTTACCTGCTGCAAAGCAAGCATTGAAAGAATATTTGACGAATGTGAACAACGAACTTGTGAAAATTCCTCCAAAACACACACCTCAAGCACTTATAGAATGGGCGCAAATGGGTAGAACTGGGGCAACACAATTTCAAGAAGGCTACGAAGCGGCTCGAGCTTGGGTATTAATGCGGTTACAGGATGTGGGGATTTTATGAATCAGTGTAAAGAATGTGGAAGTTATGCAATTAATATCGGTCACTACGGTCGTGACGGGTCAGATCTTGATCTATGCGACACGCACTATTGGAAGAAGCGGGCTAAGGAAGCGCAAGCGCTATTGAAACAGTGGGAGGCGATTGATCATATCCTTGAGGGATATGGCCTTCAGGCAATAGATTTTGTTGAAGACTTCAAGAAAGCAATGAAAAAGGAAAAAGATGGACACGCACAGTAAAATCGTTGTAATTGATCATTCAGGATTTGAGCATATATTCAATAACTTCGACCGCGAAGAGCATCACATGATTGACTTTGCGCCTGAAGAATGTGAGTTTTTGCCTAACTGTGTGAGAGTAATTTCTCGAACATGGGGAACAGGGCCTATCTGCGAAACAAAAACAGAGACAACGTTTCCCAATCCACGACGGGTTGATGTGTGTTATTTTAAACGGAATTTAGAGTTATGACCGAAAAAGTTAACAACCCAGATCATTACAACTCACTCCCTGCAAAGTGTAGCTGTGGTAAGCAAATCGAGTGCATTCAGGTTACTGAGCACATGGATTTTAACCTTGGTAACGCTATTAAATACCTTTGGCGTGCTGATCATAAGGGTAAGCCAGTGGAGGACCTAGAAAAGGCCGTGTGGTACATCAAACGTGAGATTTCAAGGCTAGTATCACCACCCGATAAAAAAGATCTTATCTGCGTGTCATGTGGTTATTTCACAGGGACAGCTTTTAACGTTTGTGGACCATGCAGTCAAGTAATGAGAAAGAAATTTGAAGAACAAGAAAGTAAAACATTAGACAACCGTAGACAATGTTAGATTTTGTTAGGTTTAATAGTTGCGTTAACCGAAGCAATGAGTTATACTTGCGTTGCTGTTTGGCTTTGTACATCCAGACGACCGGCTCACGTTACGAGCCGCATCAAGTAAGAGGCTACGATGTTTTAGGCCGAGACGACCACCGAAAGGAAGAGAGTGGCTTCTTATTTGATGGTATCAAGACGATAAATAGGATGGTGAAAGCTACCGGATTGGCTTTTATCGGGTGATTGTGTAGTCTGGGATAAGGCTATCCGAACCGATAATTTGCAACGCGAGCGGACATGTAAACGCACCGCCGGGATTATCGGATGCTGCTGGTTCGATTCCAGCACCATCAAATAAGCAGCGGCGTGGAAGGACACGCGGATCGTCATGGCGGCCAGATGGGCCGGGTCCAAGCATCACAGACAAGTTACAGGTACAGACGCCCTATTTGGAATGTGAAAGCCAGATTGAAATGCTTAGCCGGAATCAAGCCCGGTCTGTTTATTTGATGGTAATCGCAGTGGTGATGCGATAAACATGTTGGAGCGTTCCGGAGCGCCCCTTGTTGTTTAGAAGATAGCTCAGAAGGTAGAGCACCGTTCGTTAACGTTGGTCGGCGGTTCAAGTCCGTCTCTTCAAGCTGGGGATTCACTACCAGCGCCATCAAGTATGTGGACTGTTAATAGTGGGGCTTTAATCCGTACCTGAAAAGGAGCCGACGTCCATGAATAGCAGGTCAGTCTACATTCTTGATGGTGAAGGCCCGAAAGGAAACCCTAGTTACTGCGTCCGCTAAGTGTCGAATACTGTAAAAATCCCAGAATGGGGGAGACACCACCATCAAGAGGCGTTTCCTATCCGTGATTGCGTGAACGATAGGTGTAGGCTAGCAAGTCGCCTGATGAAGCGTAAGCAGAAACAGAAATGTCGCGACACTGCCCCGGGCTAGCTACGTGATGGGCAGACGGGCAATCTGACAGGCCGGAAAGACGGTCAACTGTCAAGTATTCCTTGACAACTCAACGCAGTGCATCATAAGCGGCTTTGCACTGGTTAAAAGCCTCAAGTGTTAATTGAGCGTCTCTAGAGACCCCGACAAGAAATTCCGCATCATCTCGATATAATCCTGCTGCGGTACATCCGGTAAAATTAATTCCGGTGGTTTCGGACACTCCATCTTTTGGACGTGCGGGGCGCTTGCGCAACTCACTAGAAAGAGTGATAACCCGATTGTTAAGACTTGCAATTTTTTCATCTGTTTCTCTTTTCGCTTGGTTGGCTTTATCTTGTAATAGCTGCTCTTTTTCTCGTGCGTCTGCAATGGCCTGATTCTGCTCTTTAAATTCGATCATCTGGGCTTCTTGGCAGCGTTTGTCTGCAATGCTACTACCTACATAGTGCCCGTAAACAAACAATGCAACACAGGCCGTTATGGCAATGCTGGTGGTTATTAAAGAGCGTAGGGCTATCAAATCCCCACCTTCTCTTGTTTGATAAAACGGGCCACAAGTCCGGCCACGATAAACCCAAGCGATAGCATGGACACTGTGCGCGATTCAAAGACTGCGCTTAGATCTGGCAGCAAGCTAGGCCCGGCAATTGAAATTGTTTCTAGCACGGCTGCGATTGTCATCAATTTGATGCTTGCCGCGTATTTCAGTACTTTCTCTGCGTTGTCGATTAATTTCATCTTAGAACTCTGCCTCTCATTAAATCGGTTACTTTCTTTGCTCTGCTTGGTGTCTGTTTAGCCCAAAGCGATTTTAAGGCTTCGCCTGCCGCTTGGCTGTATTTGCCCGCCTTGATCAATGCCAACGTGTCTTTGAAGTTTAAAAGCCCGTCTGGACCAAGCTGATAGGCCATGTTTGCTAACGCACGCTGCACATGCTCTGGGTGTTCGCGCCACCACGGAATACGAGAATCCAACTCTTTCAGGTTTTTATTAATTCGGTTGCGCAAAAGGTAATTTGCTTCATCAAGCGTTATACCAGCGTTTTTTCTTTCGTCAATCAGCGTGCCAATTCCGATAGTCCAAAAACCCAAATGATCTTGGTAAGCCGACTTCATAAAACCCTCATCGGCCTGAAGGTTCTGTTGTAACTTGGTCATGTCAAGTTCGTTTATCATTTTGATAAACCTTCAAGAATAACGCTCAATTCATCAACTTCTTTAGCCACATCAATTGATACTTGCACCTGAGCAAACTCTTGGCGTATTTGTTGACGTGCCACCTCTGCAATTGCTGCGCTTTCGCCGGGTATTTGCTTGGCAATTTCAGCATCGAAAGGGGAAAACATTTCCGCTCTAATTTCTCTGCGCTTGTCATGTGCAATTGCTTTTGCTTTGCTCAAGTCAACGGACAAAGTATTTTCTTGATCAAGTACCCAAGCTTTTCTGAAAGTTCGCTCTGCGGGTAACTCATCTGCGCCAATAACCGTATATTCAAGTCCTTCTGGGACAGCGCGTGCGGCTTCGTCAACAGAAGTTAATGGTGCTGGAATTACTACGCATAACGTACCGCTTGTATCTGTGTAAACGATTCTAAAATCACTCATATTTTCCTTATCTGAAAACTGTAACCATTACATCATCCGCATCAAATGCACCGCCAGCAAAGTTCTGGCAAGCAATTCTAAAATTGGATGTTGTAGGGGCTTGTCTGGTTGTACCGCCTGCAATTGTAAACGGAAATAAACAGCCAAGCGTAACTCCGCCTCTGCTGCCGTGCGCCACTACGCTGTAATTTGTATCAACCAAAGCGGTGGAAAAGTTTACCGTGTAATCGCCTGTCCCGTTGTCTGTAATTGACGACACGTTACCAGCCGAACGAATTGCAACAGTTCCGGTACCATTAAAGTTGACCCAAGCACGGCAACCGTAGGCGGGGGCCGAAGAACCGTAGCCTGAATTAAATGAAAATACGCCTGTAGAATTTATTTCAGCTTGTTGAACCGCCCCAATGCCAAACTTGATGTTATTTAGGCCGCGAATCACAAAGTCATCAGCTGCATCACCAAACAAGATCTGACTACTGCTAGATACTGACCCGATAACCCCTTTTGTTGTTCCGCTTGCGTCACCAAAAGCCATGTATCTATTGGTGTTTGAACTTATTGCCAATTTTGCCGCATACACTTGCGCAAGATTGCCAACCAAAAAATTACCGTCTGTGGCAATACGAGTTCTAACAGACCCGTTTACCACCGTGTCCAATGTCCTAGAGCCTTCTGCCGCCAACTCTATTGCTGAAGCGCTTGAGCCAAGATATCCGGCATTAGAGCCGCCAATCCCAAATCCTAATAGTGAAGACGTTGTTCCGTTTATATAACTTACAGTTCTGCCTGCTGTGGTATAGCCTGCACCTGTACCGCCTAGCGCGTAATTGCCTGTACTGTCAAATACGCCAACCTGATTGCCACCAATACCAAATTTGATATTGTTCAATCCGCGTACAATAAAATCATCAACCGCATCACCAAACAGAATCTGACCTGCGCTTGAGCTACTTCCTATAATTCCTTTTAATGTTGTTCCACCATCACCAAACGCCATATAACGATTGGTTGCAGAACAAACCGCGAATTTTCCGCCGTAGTTTTCTTGAGTCCCTAAACTCACGTTTCCCGCTGCGGATTTGTAAATTTGATTTGACCCAATGTTCACAACGCCTGTCCCGCCAGTTAACGCTCCTGAGTATGAAATGTTATTTGCACTCAGTGTGCCAGTGCAGGACAAGTTCACAAATGAACCTGAAGCACCCACAAACGCTATTACTTTCCACCCAGAGGCAGGTACCCCGATTGGGATAACAATCGCAGCATCACCACCCACTGTAGTGATATTCACGCCGTTTGGAAGTTCCAACGTTGCTGAATGTGTGAGCGTTAAAGCGCTTTCAAAACGAAGAAACCTTGGCCCGTTGTAATTTACGCCGAAACTGGTGATTGTCGTTGTGCCCGTGATGTTCAAAATTGTGGTGTTTTGAGCGCCGATGTCCGTAACACTTGAGCTTGCTAGACCAGCAGGCTGCCCTTGTGAGAATAGCTGCTGCCAAGCCGCCGAATCGCCTACAGCAGACCCGGCCAATAGGTTGGACAGTTTGTTATTGCCCATTTGCAACGTGCCTGTGATTGTCGTTTGGCCGTCTCTTGAGATAGACTGAGTGATAGCTGTGGCCACATCATTGATTAACGCCGTCCAGTCCGCTGCTGTGGCTGGCGTGCCGTTCGTGGCTGGCGACCAACTATTAGTTGGTAAAGAATACGTTCCTGAGCCGTTTCTACTCATCTTGCTTTCCTTATTCTTGTGTTGCGATTATTGGCGCGCTTTTATACAAACCACGGCGCAAAGCTTCTACCATTGCTGCGTTTTTACCCTCTGGTGTTGCGGCTTTAATCCCCCTAGCTGCCAATGATTTTAATAATGCACTACGATCTGATTGCATTGCTAAAAACTGGGCAGGAGAAGTAGAAAGCCCAGCAATACCCAACATGTTTTTATTTGCGTCAATTAGTGTTTGTCTATCAGCAACTTTAAGTGTTTTTATTAATTCACGTTGTTTTTGGTTTAAAGGTCCAACGGACGGAACGGCCATCTCAAGTTCTTCTTTTAATCCCCTTGCTAAACTTTTTTGCGCTTCTGTTTCAGCAGAGCCAAGCTGACCGTATTTTTTTTCTATAATTTTGTAAGTGCCTTGCTTTAACTTTTGCGCGTCTTGTACCGACATTACAGGGCCTTGTGCAGTAAATTCAGATAAGGCTTTATCTAAATTTGCTTCTTCTGCTTTTTTTGCCGCATAAATTGCCATAGCTTCATCAGCACCTTCAATCCCTTCTTTTACTCTGTCAAAATTATGTGTGTATTTATAATTAAATCTAGGATATCCAAGAACAGGATAAGCAGAAGGTGACCTAACTTTTAATCCTAATTTTCCAGGGTTAAAATAAAGTTCGTTTTCAGGCTGTTTTTTCAAAAGACTTACAATATTACCTAATGAAAGAGATTTTTGCTGCGCTGCAAATGTTTTTAATTTACCAGCCGCTTGCAAAGATGTTTCCTTTTCACTCGTTGCTTTTTTTAATGCATTTTCTAAAAAATCTTTTTGTTTTAGATAATCTGAAAACACAGGATGTGATGAAAACTCGTCTGCAACTTTATTAATAACAGACAAATCAGATTCAGGGTTTACTTGATTTTTGAACTTTCCTTTAACGTCACCAATTCTAGACAATACGTCTTTCTTTGATATTTTTGCATTAGAATCTTTTATTGTTTGAGTGATTTCTTCATCAACATCCCCAATCATTGATTTGATACGGTCAACACCTCCCCTAGTTGCATTTATTCCATATTTTAAAAGCGTGTCAATGGCAATTTTTGCATCACCTTTTCTTAGCTGATCTATTGTTGGCTTTAATGCGCTTTGCATTAATCTTTCTGGTGTTACTAATTTTGAAGCTTCAGATATTACTTTCCCTGCAACAGGTATTGCCCCACTAATTGCCGCGCCAGTGTAGGCCTCATCTGGATTTGTTAAAGAGCTAGATATTCCTCCAGTTACGGCACCTCCAGCAACACGAGAAGCCAAATTACCACCAGTTGCGCCACCAGTTCTTAGGGCTTCAATTAACGGTGCTACTTTTGCTGCCCCTGGAATCATTGCTGCGCCACGCGCCAAAGAACCGCCAACACCAGCAGTTCCAGCAACCTCCGCCCCCATTTTTCCTAAAGTATAGCCAAGCGAATCGGTCTCTGCTCCAGCTTCTCTCAATCCAGCGTCCATTGCTTCGCGCCGATCTGTACGACCGATAAAGCTGTTTTGAACGCCCATTGAGCGGGCCGCCATGTCAAGCGGTGTTAATAAGGTAGCGCCAATAGAACCAGCCCCTCGAATACCGCCTGCTACAATATTCCCCAGCGTTTGAAATGCAGCGGGAACTTTTTCCTGTGGCTGTTGCTCAAGAGCAGTCTGTTGTGTAACACCTAGGCGCTGTTTAACAACGCGCTGGACTACATCAGGTGATGTTCCCTCTGGGAATTCAAGTACTGTACCGTCTGGCAATTCTGCTTCGATCATGGAATTAAATTCCCTTGTGCGTCAAACGTCATTCTTTTCTTTGTGGATGGCATAGCAGATTCTTGATTCAATTGTTTATATTTCTCTTGAAGCTGCCTTACCCCTTTAAGGGCTGCAAGTCTTTCAGGAACAGG